TCCCTAACAGCTACAGACGGCACTACCGCAGACGAACAAAGTAACGCAATCATAAAATTAACAGGAACATTGACAGGTAATACTACCATGCAATGTGAAGCCGTAGAGACTTGGTACATTGTTGATAATGCAACAAGTATGAGTACACACACTCTCGGTTTTAAACCTGCAGGTGGTACAGCAACTAATCTTGTAGCAGGATCTAAGCACATACTTTACTCTGACGGTTCTACAATGTTCGATGTCTTGAACGATGCAGGAAATATCAAGGCCAACGGAACACTGACAGTATCAGGTAACACTTCACTAGATGGTGGTACTTTTGTTTTCAATGAATCTAGTGCTGACCTAGACTTTCGTATTGAAGGTAATGGTGATGCAAACTTATTCTTTACAGATGCGGGTAATGATCGTGTTGGTATCAAAACAGCATCTCCTTCTACAGAATTACATGTTGTAGGTGGTATCAAAGCAACAGGTGGTATTGATTTTGATGGTGGTGGATTTGTATTTAACGAATCTAGTGCCTCTGTTGATTTTAGAGCAGAAACAAATACTTTAACACATGCTTTCTTTATTGATGGATCAGCAGATAAAATTGGTTTTGGTACAAGCACACCGGCTAACGCTAGTGTAGAAATCAACCAAGCTAATTCTTCTGGTGCTATCGCTTGTTTGTCTTTAGATCAAGACGATCAAGATCAAGAATTTTTATACTTTGAGGGAACCTCAGCTAGTGATAGTAGTGCTAGTTTATCTTCTTCAACTGCTGAAGCTAGTAGTAAAGCAGGAGCAATAAGAGTCAATATAAATGGAACAGATCGCTGGATCAGATTTTATGAAACAGCAATATAGGAGCTACAATGCCTTTAACAAAACTGCAAATAGCACCTGGTATAGATAAACAAAATACCGAGTATGGTGCAGAAGGACGTTGGGTAGATTGTGATAATGTTCGTTTTAGATATGGCCTACCTGAAAAAATTGGAGGTTGGGAAAAAGTAACTAGTGATGCACTCGTTGGTGCAACAAGAGCTATCCTAACTTACTCTGGTCTTGATGGTGTCAAATATGCTATTTATGGCACCAATAAAAAACTTTACGCTTATTCAGAAAATAACTATGCTGACATAACTCCTATTCGTGCTACAGGCACAGGTAACATTACACAATTTGCAACAACAAACGGTAGCACTACAGTTACAGTTACTGACTCTAGTCATGGTGCTTTAATCGGTGACTTTGTAACTATTGCAAGTGTGAGTGGTGCAGTAGGTGGTATTAGTGCAGCTAATATTGAAGGAGAGTTTGAAATACTTACTGTCCCTGATGCTAATACATTTACTATCGAAGCAAAAGCTGCAGCTAGCTCTGATGCTACAGGGGCCACGGCCAACGGAACATATCAAATTAATACAGGATCTGCTGTATCTTTATTTGGTTATGGTTGGGGTGCAGGTACATGGGGAGCATCTACTTGGAACTCTACAAGATCTGGTCTTACTGGTGGACAAGGTGTGCTCTTAGAATCTTCTAAATGGGCTTTGGACAACTGGGGCGAAGATGCTCTAGCTTTACAATTTAATGGTGGATTGTTTTATTGGGATACTTCATCAGGATTATCTTCTAATAGAGCAGCAGTAACAAATGTTTCTAATGCACCTACAAAAACTAGATTTATGTTAGTTTCAGGTGATGATAGACACGTTATTTGTTTTGGTACAGAAACAACTATAGGAACCTCATCTACTCAAGATAACATGTTTATAAGATGGTCTGGTCAAGAAGCTGAGAATGTTTGGACACCTACAGCAACTAATACAGCAGGATCAAAAAGATTAGTAGATGGTAATTTTATACAAACTGCAGTTAGATCTAGAGGTGCTGTGTTAATATGGACAGATACTGCTTTGTATCAAATGCAGTTTATTGGTCCACCTTTTACATTTGGATTTAATCAATTAGGTTCTGCTTGTGGGTGTATTGGTTTACATGCTGCAGTAGATGTAGGTGGTATATCTTTTTGGATGGGCACTGACTCATTCTTCTTATTTGATGGTGCCGTGCAAAAGATACCTTGCACAGTGCAGGACTATGTTTTTGATGATTTAAATCAAAATGCAAAACAAGACATATTCTGTGCAGCTAACACTGATTATAATGAAGTAATGTGGTTTTATCCTTCTCTTAATTCTACTCAAATTGACAGAGTGGTAGTATTTAATTATGCAGAAAATCTTTGGTATGTAGGAACATTAGCTAGAAGTTCTTGGGCTGATAGAGGTACATACGATAATCCTTATGCGGCTGAGTTTGAAGCTTCTGATACAACTGCAACTATCTCTACAATTACAGGACTAAAAGCAGGTAGAACTTTTATATATGCTCATGAAGTAGGATCTAATGATGATGGAGCTGCTATGTCAGCACACATAGAATCAGGTGACGTAGACATTGCAGACGGTGATCAATTTATGTCTATTGGTAGAATTATACCAGACTTCAAAGGACAGTCAGGCACAGTAGATCTAACAATTAAAACTAGGCCTTATCCTACAGAAACACAAACTACACATGGATCTTTTAATATTACAACATCAACAACTAAAAAAGATACAAGAATTAGAGGTAGACAAGTTGCTGTTAGAGTTGCTAGTGATGCAGTAGATGATAACTGGAGATATGGTACACTTCGATTAGATATCAAACCTGATGGAATGAGAGGTAAGTAATGTCAAAAATACAAATACCTAGATTACCTCAAGCATCTAAAGAATACAGTCAGCAACAACAAAATACTCTAATACAAACATTAGAACAGTTAATATTTTTGTTGAACAACACATATACACCTGAAACATTACGTGATGATGAAGAAAGAATAACCTGGTTTTTATCTTAAATGGCTAATACATATACAAATTATAAAGCAGTTTTAGCAAACACAAATTTGACAACACTGTATACAGTACCAGCAGAAACAACTGCCATCATAAAATCAATACATGTGGCAAATGTAGATACTTC